GGTCTCTTGTTTCCAATTTTCATCTCGGCCTGGCACATCATTCCACATGACCTTGACGAATTCGTATCCGTTGGTACCCTCTTCCGCGCCTTTACATGTTTTCCAGAAGTGATTTAATCCGTTGGGGGTAGAGGTCATAAGGAGCTTTGTGGTCTCACCAGACGAGATCGTGGGATAGACCGATGCAAAGAATTCATCAAAGCCTTCGATAAACGCGACCTCATCGAGGTATAGTAGAGAGATAGATTTACCTCGAATGGCCGAGGAAGTCGTAGTACCAGCGTATATCTTACAGCCATTCTCTAGGGTGATATTACCTTTGTTCCACTCTTCAACACCTTGTTGCATCCATTTAGGAAGTGCCTCATAAGCCAATTGCACTCTTCCTAATACCTCTCTAGCTGCGTCACCTTTATTCGCAAGAATTGCGACAGTCTTATATTCATTGAAGAGGATATAATGGAGAATGACAGCTACTGCTGTGGTAGTCTTACCAGCCTGTCGGGCAGTGAGTACAGCAACCCTACGATTGTTGGTGATTTTTTCGATGATCTCTCGCTGATAACTATATAGGTCAAGATTGATTAGGCCTTTATCAACGTGAACAATTTTGATATAATTCTCTGAAAAATAGCAGGGATCTTTAGCACATTTGACGTATTCTTGAAGTATGTCGGGTGACCACTCGATTTCTTCTCCAATTCGCTTTAAATTTAAATTACCTAGATAGCCTCTATCCATCATCGTCGCCCTTGAGCATCTTCAATAGATCTGCTGTCGAGACGATAAGATTATTATTGGTGACCTGTGTGGCTGGTTTTTCTCCTGTCTCTTCCTTCGCGTATTTCTTCTTACCAGAGATTTCGACGTATTCTTTGTTTGCGTCTAGCAGTGTCTTCATCAAGGTAGATACCACCTCGAAAGCCCTGGGCGATTCGGATTGCTTGGCAATCTCTACCATTTCACGCACAGCGTCATCACCCAGATCAATAATATTTCGAACATTCTGTCTGGCAAGTTCTATATCTTGAATATTTTCTTTGGCGTTTTCTTCAAGCTCGGCAGGAAACAGATCTTGTTGCACCGCGGGGAGTGTCTCTTGCTCTGTAGATTCTTCGATCTCAGATAATGGCCTTAGGCCTAGATTTTCCGCGATGATATCTTTACTCATTATATTACCATTCGTTTGTGATGTATAACATGAAATAACTTTGGTCGGGAGTCAACGCCTTGATTGCATCATCATCCCATAGTATACTATTTAACCATTTTGTTTTATTGTTGCCATGGATCTGAGCATTGATCTTTATTGCTGGATTATCCATCAAAGGTTTTAAAAATGTATCACGAAATTCTAGGAACTTATCTTGGGCCCCATCAAATGCCTGTGTGTGTATCTCACCTGCAAAATGGCCTACCTTTCTCTTGAAAAAATCCAAATTCTCTGCAGTGAGGGTATCAAATTCATTACCTTCAATGTCCATCTTCAAATAGTCAATGTATTGAATATCGTAAAGATCCACCAGCTCCATTAATGACATTCTATCTATTGCATCAACACCTAGGTCGTCTGTTGGTGTCTCGTATACGCCAGTTGGATTACAATCTCCAAGCAGCGCATTTACCGGATACACCTTGGGCACGGGTTCATTCATCATATATTCGGAAACATTTTCCATCGCGACCTTGAGCAATTCTCTGCTGCCTTCGACCATATAGACCTTTGATGCCCCTTCATCTAATGCATGAGCAGTGAACATCCCACAGCATGCCCCCACATCAACACAAACATCACCAGGCTTTACTCGATGAAACCACGTATAATCTTGATTTCTAAAAAATTCGTGATAGAATACAGAGGCCATTTCATATGTAAGGCCCTTAGTACTCATTTGTTGGTTTAAAGCAGGTCGTCGATTCATCATAATATAAAGTCTCGGTTATGGGTCGGGGAAATTCTCTATTGCTTGTGCAAATCCATAAGGATCATCAAAGTTGACATCTAGGTACGGAACCGAATCTCCTACCACAGTGGTCGGTTGATTATTGGCAGTAAGACCCGGTTGCAGTGTTTGTTTTTCTTCAAAGTCAACATCAGATCGTACATCTGTGGCAAGATTAGACTCAACGAATTTAATGACCTTCTTCTCACGCTCAGGGCCAAAGTACCAGGCCTTCATTGTAAAGTTAAGTGTCCACAAGATAGACCTAGATTCTGTGAAAGCCCCTTCGTAAATCTCTTCACTAGAAATATCATTTAAAATCAATGGTATATCCAATGGATCTAAACCAGGCACTATTCTAGCAGTCTGTGTCAGATCTGGATTGAAGAAAGGAACGATCTGTTCTACTAACTGTACAGCATCTTCATTGTATTTTGTCATGATATACAAAGAGAAACTTATATCGTAAGGAGCACCAGAGTAATGAAAATTTCTAGCTCCAGTATCCGAATCTCCGACTGTCTTTCGAATCTTTCGTGTGGGAGAAATTTTCCTTGAAGGATCAAACGAATAGCCAGTAATCTCAAACGACATTCTAGGCAGTGTCATTTGCGTGGTGGGACTAACATCTTTTTGTGTGGCCAGGGCCAATACCTTTTGCCATGGAGCATAAGATATGGGCACAATCATTCGCTGAATTATATTTCCTGCATTATCGACACGAACAATTTGCAGCTGATTGAAATATGTGCCAAAAAGTGCTACATATTTACGGGTCGTCTGATTGTAGAAATAATTAGCTATGGCCATGGTTTATGGGTCCAAATCCTGAATTGTAATATCTTCACTAAAAGGATCTGTCTCTGTGAAATCTAAGATATTATCAGCATCTTGTTCGAATACCAGGTTACGAGCTCCTTGAGATTGAACTGCCAAGGTCTCAAGAGTTTGAGTATTTGCTGTACCTTCGAATGTGGTATCGATATGCCTAAAGTATTTGTCGATGTTATCGCGACCAGTCTGGAATCTTTCATTTGAATATGTCATCAATTCACATTGCATATCATAGACCTGTAACGATCCCATCTGATAGAATACCGATTCATCTTCGACAAATTTAATTTCGAACATCTGATCATTTAATGGGAAGTAGATAATATCGCCTTCCCTTGGCATTGTCTTCAGATAGTTCTCTTTGGTAACGTATCGCTCAAAAGAACGATTAGCTACAGTGAATGTGGCTGTATCATTGATTTGAAGACCAAATTTACTTAGGAAATCGCCTTCGCCTTCGAAACCATCCATCGTCTTGACATATACTTCGAATTCAAACGTCTGATCGAAGATGCTCAAATCATCTTCATTGAGTACGGTATCGATTGCCTGATAGGATCTTGTGATGTAGATGATATCAATACCATACATCTTGATCGATTCAATCACGAGATCATCAATGAGATTTTGCTCATTAAAGTTGTCGTAATTGCGAAAATACGGATTTGTAGGCATGGGTTATCCTATGAAATTATAGGTGAGCGGTTGCAGATTCTGAATGACTTCTTCTTCCATTCTCTGCCTTTCTTCTCTGGCCTCAGCCAAGATAGCCTCTCCGTTGAACCCGACTCCTCCTACCAATTGCATATTTGTGAATTTTGTGAGATTGAGACCCCACTGTTCGCGAACCAGAACAGCTGCATAATTTTGAAGCCAACGATCACCCCATACGTCTGGATAAACTGAGGAATCGATAACATCATATGCCTCTACAATAACATAGTTACCCACAACAAGGTTGGCAGCATCGACATCTAGCCAAAGTTTATTGACGTGTCTGTTATAGCGAATGTGTTGTTGGCCTACCAAAATTTCTTGAAGCATCTCAAGGTGTTGCATTGATTGATAATAATTCTGGACCTCATATCCAGTGATGTCTTCAAGGTTGTTCAATACAAATTGATAATTAACATTAAACATACCAGCGCCTGTGGCAGTACTGGTCTGTAGATTAAAGATACCTGAAATACCTAGGATGGTGCTAGGTAAATCAATATATCCGTTATCGATATTATCTTGAGTAAGTTGATGCTTGAGATATATCATTTGGCTACCACTATAGTGATAGTCTCGCCAGAAAGATACTGCCTCATCTACTCGATCTTCCACCTGTTCCTCTGCAACATTAATTTCAATTACAGGAGCACCGATTTTACGTAGGATATATTCTTTGAATTCTTCTCGGGTGGTAGGCTGAGCCATTTGAAACTCTCGAATCTATTTTCTTTAGTCTATTTATAACTAGGAATTGTTGATTTCTGTGTTGGCAAGAAGAGCATTAATTTCTTCTATACGGCTTGCAACTGCATCGGCTGCTTCTTGAGCAGCAATTTTCTTTTCATTTTGATGTTCTTTTAAGGCATTTTGAACATTATAAATCACCGATCTTACTGCTAGAAACTCCGGATCTGTAGTATCACCACCATTAGAATCTAGTACGGATTGCAAATTAATATATAGCTGCTTCAATCTTTCTGTTTGAATGCGGTGTTCTTCTTGTGTTAGCATATTATATACCTTAAGGAGTACTATTTAAAATAATTAATTCTACTCTACCCAAATTGGTGACCTGACCCTGTGATGCTGGTGGATTTGTTGGAGCGCCGCTTCCTAAAAGATCACTATAAATCCACATATCAAATTGAGCATACCAATGTAATGGACTGCCATTGCCACCATTTTGATTGCCAGTTGCTTGAAAAACCCAGGTATATTGTTGATCA